ATTTCGGAATCCGAGAGGGGGTCGAAGAAAAAGAGGGTGCCGGGGGTTCAGGTGGTCGGGGTTGGGTCGGTGTCCGAAGGCTTGATGAATCGGTTCACGATGTTGTCAGCCCAACGCGCCTGCCTCGCCTCGGCCCGTGCCTTCACGTTGGCAGGGTCAAAGCTACGCATCTCCTCATGAATCTTGTGGTGACATTCATCACAAAGGCTCATCAAGTTCGCTGGATTGAACGCCAGCCGCCGCATCTCCTCCATCGTCGCCGCTGTTTCAATCGGCACAATGTGATGGACGCAATGCGCCGACCTTATCCAACCGCCAGCCACACCAGCCGCCCTGCCGTCAGCCAGGCACTTCTCGCACAGCGGTTGCTCCCTCAGCTTCGCCCGCCTCAGTTCCTTCCACTCGCGGCTGTTATAGATCGTCGCCTTGTCCTTCGCCTGCTGTGCGTTCTTGCATCGCCAAGGCAGTCGCTTCTTATTACCATTCATATCCAATCGGTCTGAAGTCTAAGCCGTCCAGATACGCCAGCGTTGCGGGGTCGGCAGGGGGCAGCGGCTTGCGCGGCTCGGTGCGTATCATGCTCTCATCATCGGGTATCATCGTCGGCCTCCTTTCGTTCGTCGTCTGGGTCGCTGCCGAAGGCTTCGCGGTCGGCAGTCTCGCGGTCGAAGTCGTCGAACACGATGCGCTGCTGAGCGTTGGCCAGAGAGTCCGGCGTGCGGTGCTTGCGTTGCTTGGTGCGGTTGCCCCATTCGATGACTCGTCCGAAGTCGTGATAGTTGCCAAGGTCTGGCAGCTCCTCTTCCATTTCCTCGTCCATCAGTGTGAGCTTGGCAGCATCACAGAGTTGCATCAGCGTCTGGCGCACACTCTTGGTCTTGGCCTTCACGCCTATCATGCGCAGCTCCTTGTAGAGCCCTTTCATGGCAATCTCGGTCACGCGCTCAAAGATGTCATCCACGCAGAATGTGCGCTTGGGTTTCTTGCCTGGCAGGAATGGCTTGTCTATCATCATCAGCCCGTAGCCTTTGCGCGGTCTGCGGTTTGCACCCCTGCCTTCGTACTGCTGAAGCACCAGTATGACTTGTGCGATGTCGGTAGCAGCCGATGGGCTGGAGAAGTTGAATGCGTGATTCCAGTCGGAGTCCATCTCCAACATGTGGAGCAACAGCCGCGTCTGCGGATCAAGCTCCGTCTCGCACTTGGCGGCGCGAATGATGGTCTGGATAAACAGCTGTAGCAATCCGTAGATGTCGGTGCCCTTGGCCGCGGCAAAGATGTTCAAGAACTCAGCCACATGCGGCGGCACCTTAGTGGCCACCGTCACAAATCCATCGTCCTTCTGTTTTTGATTTCCTATGCTCATATTGGTTCTAAGTTAAGATTTTCTATCAGTTTATTGGTGGTGGCATCGGTTGGTGCTTTGGCCTTCGAAGCCTCGCAGATGATACGGAGCACCACGTCGGCGATGTCGGCCTTCGGTCCGTCGCTCTCGCGCCACCATTGATCTATGGCGCGGGTGTCAATGACGATGCGGTCGTACTCCAGCAGGCTTGCCTTCTCGCGCCACTCGTCTGCGCCGTCCTTATCAGGGTAGAGTATGATGCGCCGGCGCTGGTCGATGATAGGCTTCAGTTTGTCGCGCGTCAGGTTGCCGATGCCAGAGCAGGCCATCCACACTTGCAGTTGGTGGTTGCCGTAGGCTATGGCCATCAGCACGGCTGTCTTCTCACTCTCCACGATGCACACCGGCGCATTGGGGTATCTGTTCAGCAGATGCTCGCCAAACAGACACTGACGGGCGGTGTGGGTCGATGGGTTGTAGATGTCGGGGTAGGGGTAGGGCGCTTCGTATGATGTCTCGCGCTTCTCAGCATCCCAGTGTCGGCTCAGTATGGCGTGAAACCAGTCGGTATTATATACCTTCTTATCCTTGATGCGCTTGCCGTTGGCCTGGTACTTCATATAGTGGCCCGTGCGCGGATTGCCCTGTGCATCGATCTGCCAGAACACGGTGAAGTGGTGCTCCTGATGGTTCCACTCCTGCCGCACGGTGGCATGACCTACGCAGTAGAGCTTCAGTACCTCCTCGACTCGTGCCCGCTGCTCGGGTGCCCACGGCAGATGGCGCACCCATGTGCAGAAGGTGTCGCCCTGATTGTCGATGCGGGCGGCCACCAGTCGGCGAGGTATCACCCACGTTGGCAGCGGCTTTGGCTTCGGTCTGGGTGGCGGTGGTGTGTAGTCGATGGGCACATTGTCCACCTCTATAGAGTACTTCTTGCCCAGATAGCGCAGCGCATCCATAAACGTCATGTGCTCCGACTTCATCAGGAAGTCAATCGGTCCGCCACCCTCACCCTTGCGCATGCACTTAAAGCAGTGGTAAGTGTTGGGGTTGTCCTTCACGTTCTTTGGCCTCACTATGAAGTTGCCGTCGTGCTCGTCGTTGTGGAATGGGCACAAGCCGGTATAGTTCACACCCGTCTTGCGAAGCGTCACAAAGTCGCCCACCACCTCCACTATGTCGGCCGCGTCCTTAATCTTGTCGATGATCCATTGCTCTACTTTAGCCATAATAATTCAACCGGTTGAAATTGTAAACTCAACGGGTTGAATTGATAAACTCAACGGGTTGAGTTGATAAATTGACATTGATGAAAAGCCAAGACGTGCATGTGCGTGCGCGTCGCCCGCGTGTGTGGCTTCGCTGCCTACGCCCCGCGCTTCCACAGCGGGGCAGGGCATCGCAGCCCGCAGGCGGTGTTGGTACAAAGTTCTTTATACCTTTAGGTATAAAAAAAGTTTGGTACAAAGTTTTTTAGAATGGCAAATCTTCGGGCGGTTGCAGCATGTATGAACCATTGCCAGCCTTCATGGTTGACTCTTCCAGATACTTCAGATTGAGTGCCACGTTAAGGTCGGCTTGCTGCTGTCCGGCGTTCTTAACTCCACCAATCTCACCAAACACCGATTTCTTGATGTCGGTGCGGGTCATTGGCCATTGATACATTTCCCTGGCTTGCTCAATCCACTCTCGAATCAGTTTGGGATCGTCGCTCTGTGGTTGCTCTTTCGATTTGCTCGATAGGTTGGTGCCGTTCGAGATGATGCGCGGCACACCGAGGTTGCCGGCTTCGTCGGTGATCTCGAATTTCCAATCATCCAGGTCTTTGTCTCGAGCATCCTGCTGCTTCACGGTGAACGTCACACCGGCAGCCGTCTTCGACTTGATGCTGACCAGCGTGTCTGATACCTTGTTGCCTAACTCAGTACCAATCCATCCGCGCATCTTTGCCTCGTCGTCGTCGTTCTTTCGGGCTGGGTTCTGGTGTAGTGCGCACCATATCGACATGTTGCGCTCTTCAGCGTATGAACCAAGCTCGTCGAGGATGGTGGTGCCCTGCTGCTCGTCGTTGATACTGAGCAACAGGTCGCGCAGTCCGTCGATGAACACCACGTCGGGCTGTATGCACTCGATGCCCATCTTTATCAGCTCGTAGCGCTTGCGGTAGGCTGGCGTGTCGCCATCCTTCGGCATGTTCTTTAGCCACAGCACGGCGAAGCGGTCGTTGGGGTACCGCATATCCCACCCGCACAGCCAATGCACGCGGCGAAGCACCTTGGCGCTCGATAGCTTCTCCATCTCGGTGTCTACGTAGAGCACCTTTGGCAGGTGCCCCAGATAGTCGATGGTTCGCTCAGGCACCTTCAGCCCTGGCAGGAACTGCTGTGTGCGCTCGCTGTTGCATCCGAGTATGGCAGCCATCAGCTGGGTGAGCACGAACGATTTTCCGTTCTTCTTCTGTCCGCTGATAGCCGCCAAGCCGCCGACCTTAGAGAATGGCACGCCATTATATTCGAGCATGTGGTACGGCTCAGGATAGTCCTCTCGCGGGTCGAGCAGATAGGGCCTCAGTTGCTCCCACATGATGTCGCGCGGATCGCCCCCGGCAGGTGGTAGCTGTATGTTATTACTCTCTTCACTCATAATTCTTCTCTCTGTGATAGTCCATCATGTATATGGCTCGCCGACGGCGCTCATGCTCAGTGTTAACCAAGTATTGCCGGTGGAGGTTGATAGTCTTGCACACATGAGCTTGGTCGGTGATGGGTAGGCGAATGATGTCGCCAACTTGCATCCTACTCGCCATCGGTGGCGGATTCGTCGGTCTCCTCATCGTCATCGTCTGGTATTACGTCACCACTATCCACACCCATGCGCTCATACGTCAGCGCTGGCATCTGTCTGTGCCGCTTCACGATGGTGACTGTCAATTCCTTCAGCATGTCGTCGGTAGAAGGCTTGGCAGCGTCGCGGATAATTGTCAGGTCGTTATACATACTGATGTATCGCGCACGCTCGTCGCGCATCTGTCTGGCCAGTCCGTTGCGCTTGCTGGTCATCGCACTCAGAGCCGCCTTCAATCGGTCGATCTCCTTGATGCGCTTCTCAGCATCGTGCCAATCTATGGCTGTCGTCAGGAAGTCCTTCACGTTCTCCATGTTCAGCTGGTCAGTCATCTTCAGACCGATGTGCATCATGAAGCCTTCTAACAGTTTTTCGGGTGTGAAGTACATATACTCCTGTCGGTGGCCTTCGATGGTCAACGAGTAACCATTGGCCACGGTGTGCAACTCAATCTTTGGTAACTTCTTTCGTCTTCCCATAATCAATTAAAATGCTCGGTTATCCACTTGGCAGCATCCACGATGCAGCCTTCGATATATAAAAACACTATCAAGCCGACGGGTATCGGCCAGAAGCCGCCCACGATGGCGCTGACTATCAGGCGATAGTAGAGCGGGTCGCGCAAGCGGACAAACACCCACACCGCCGTCAGTATGGCTGCCACGATGTAAACTACTAACATGATCTCGTGAGTTGTCATTGTTTCCTTCTGTTTAGGTTCCTTGTTTGATAGGGCAGGTGCCCTGATGGATTGAAAGCGCGAGGCCACCCCATCGGATGGCACTCGCTGAAGTAGGATATATTAGAATGGCAGATCATCATTCTGTTCCTCCTCGGCTGGTTTCTGTTGGCTCTGTGGGGCGTTTGCCTGCGGGGTGGGTTGATTACCCGCTGCCGCATCGTTCGCGCCTCCTACGGGCTGATTTTGCGTCTTTGGATCGTTAGCACGCTTAAAGTTGGTTACTCGCATTTCGTTAAACCATCTTCCTTCCTTGCCTTCACTTGCATCTGGGCTCAGCATCACAGTCACGTTCTCTTCCAACTCCTTGGGTGCCCACTGCTTGATGCGGTCTTCTCCAAATATGCGGCACACGATTCTGTTCGGGTAGTTGGCCCCGCTCCATGCGTGATACTCAAATACAAACTCCTGGCTCATCCATGCGTTGCCAGTTCGCGCACTCACGCCGCTCTGCGCAGGAAATACCTTCGCCACGCGGCCCGTTAATTTGATTACTTGCTCCATTTTATTATTGTTTATTGGTTTTCTCCTTCTTTTTCTCGTTGTGCTCCACGATGGCATGCAGAATATCCACAGCCACCATCTCGATGAATACTAAAGCGGCCACGATGCCGATGCCCGCAACCACACCTAAGAATATCTCAATCGGGTTACTCATGGCAGCAGATGACTCAGAATGACAACTGCGACGTAAGCAGCAGGAACTGCCACCGCCATGATCCACTTCTCTCTGCGAGTCAAGCCACACTCCTGGAATGGCTTCACCCAGATGTCCATAAATTCCTTCATAGTTTTATATGTTTTAAATTGGTGAATAATCAAATAAAAATCAGCCGAACCTCGCGGCGGGGCTGATACACTTCCTAAATAAATGGGTGGAAACGGAATGCCAGTCACAGGTTGCCGCTTCCGAAACAAAGTTATGTTTGTTATTAGGTGCAAATTTTAATGAAATATTTAAGATGATAAATAGTGCCCGAGGCGAGGTTCGAACTCGCTCCCCTGCTATCACCCCTATGCGGGCGTGACCGGTGCTCTGCCATAGTGAACTACTCGGGCGTATAGAGCCCACCCGATTGCTCGGGTAGGCTCTGGGTTCAATTTTTGTCGAATTGATAATAACATAATCTAAACATCCTAAACTTCTGCTGCGTGTTGGTTTTGATTTGAATCGCACTGCCCAACTGTTTACTACTTCGTATGTGACACGTCACAATGGCCTCCATTGGCGCGGTTAGGTAGTGTTTCAACCCTGGCCTTTCAACCAACCCTCGTGCTATCACTGCACCTCGGCTTTCCCGCCCGGCTACGCCTTTCGGCGCATTGCCTCTCGTCCGGCTATGTATTTGTTGAGGGATGTCCGACTTTCAAAACAATATCTCCAGTCTTTCACCATGATGGGCCGCTGCTTCCCCTTGCCGTTTCTGAGTACCTTCGAGATTTCAATCTCGCAGCTCCATTTTTGGAGTCTCTAATTATGTAGTGGATGGTGCGGGATTCGAACCCGCGGTGATGTGGAGTGCCGACATTCTCCATCTATTGCCTGGTGCATAGTCCGCGTCCAGGTGCCTTCGACCTCTCGGCTCAACCATCCTTCTATGTCTTGTGTTTCTGGCGTTTTAGGTTAAAAACCTGCGAACCTCCCGGCGGGCAGGTGAGTAAAGTAATTCTTTGAAATTCCAATCTAAATCCATTATCAATTATAAACTTAACTAACGTACTTTGTCAGATTGGTCGGGCCGCCGCCCGCTGGTTACAAGATTTGCATTTATCAAAAGCGATCTATTAAGTTGCCATAAGATTCTTGATTCCGCCCTCGGCAATCATACGGGCTATTTTGTGCGCTGGATACACCCAGCTGCTGCGGTGCTCTCTGTTGTCCGATGTCTTTACGATGGCCTGAGTACGTGGCAGAGTGTGACCGTAAGCCTTCAACCATCCTGGGTTGAACATACCGAAACGTTCGCTCAGCTTGTCACCCGTCAGCCATATTTCGTTATACATCTCGCTCACCTCCGCCATGCTTCGCTTAACCTCTGCGATGATTTCTGTTCGTAGTAACTTATCCATAAACCGATGCAATTAGTTTTGAGTCATTATAAATATCTATCTGTTTCAGGTGGTAACTTTTAACTTGGCATATCGCACTCGCAAACGCTACTATGATGTCCGTTGTCATTTGGTCTTTGAATCCGAAAACGCCGTTGTTAGTTATCAGTTTGAATCTTATCATAGTTTTATTTTAATCTGGTAATACTTATTGCTTTGGCTCCGTAGTCCGGTTTTGCGTCAAACTCCAGTCCTTCCTCGTTCTTCATCTGCTGGCATGTGATGCGTGCAGATGAGAGCTTCTTCTCCTCGGCCAACAAGAATATTCGAGTCTGTCCCACTCGCATATCTCGCAGTTCCTGGCGTGTTACTTTTTCCTGTATCATATCGTTTTAAACTTTCTTAAATATTTATTAGTTTTATCTTGTTATTGCGCTAAATGCTTTACCTTTGCACCCTCAGATTGCAATAGTAATTTTAGCACTTACTTACTTTCGGGTGCAAATATAATCAATTTAGTTAAACGTAGTGCAAGTTAAGTCAATTATTTAAGATATTTTAAGCAAATATGGTGCAAATGGGTACAATTCAGTCTAACCAAACTAAGAATGAATTGTTTTTTGATGCTGTCGAATACCTCTACAGCGAGAAGTTAGTTGCAAGTCAGCAGGAACTTGCGGCAAAGATTGGTATTAGTCCGTCAGCATTCTCGCGTATTAAGAGCGGTGTGAATACCGTATCAGATGATACAATACGAAAGATGAACGATGCCTTCGGTAATATATTTAATATGGCATACTTTCGTAATAAGTCCGGATTCTTGCTGGCAAAACAGGCCAAAGATTTAGGACTGTATCATGGCAATGATCAGCTGAATCAATCTGAGTCAACTAATGTCAATCCGCAACAACCTGCGCCGATTGATGCGGATTTATATCATAAGGCTTTGGATTTGAATGCTCAGGTGATTGCCGACCTCCGAAAAGATTTGGAGTTCTTCAAATCGTTGGTTTTGGATAAAGATGCAACAATTCAAGACAATGCAGAGCAAATTATCAGCCTGCAATCGCGATTGTCAGCAGCCACCAACGAGCTCGAGCATACCAAGACCGTCCTCGCCGCCGTTCGCAAGAACTTCGATGCCAAAGTCGCCGAGGTCGATCGCCTGAAGGTAGAACTCGAAAAACAGCGAGACCCGCTCTCCCGCTATCCATTCACTCCAGGCGTTGCCGAGGGCGACAACGACCGCACCCTAATCTCCACCGACGAATAGCGAATGTTTTACCATTGTTTTCCCAAAAACCCAAATCATAGATGGCGAACTCCTTGTAAACACAAGGAATCCGCCACCTGCGAGGATGACCCCAAACGGATCACTTGGGAAAACAATCTAATCCTCGCGGAAACGCGGGGATTTCCTTTAAATACAGGGCCTCCGAGAGATTTACCCGTGATGTGCGAAAAAGTAAAAATAGGTATATTTTAGGGTATTTTGGCGGCATTGTTTTCCCAAAACGGGAAAACGGGGAAAACAGCTGGGAAAACATTTCCGACCATCACCCGCTAAAAATGAATATTTAAGATGATAACGACCAAAATAGTATATGACAGACACAAGCGGGCCTCGCGCAACGAACCTGGCTCGATTGATATACGATTGACCATCGACCGCAAAACGAACTATATTGCCACAGGCATACGTGTGATGAAGTCGGAGTGGGTGGCCGGTGCGATATGCAACCGCCCTGATGCCGACGCTCTCAACTCTCGCGTGCGTATATTATATAACATGGTATTGCAGCGCATCAACTCGTCTCTGGAGAATGGTGAGCCGATAGATGTGGCCGACATCAGGCAGAGAATGAGCGTTTTTGCCGAGATAAACAGCGACCGCTCGCTGATAGATTGGATAGACGAACAGATTCCGATTCTCAATATCTCGGACGACACCCGCAAGCACTACACCACGCTACTCACCCGTATGCTGGAGTACAACCATCTGGTGTCGTGGCGCGACCTCTCGGTGGAGAATATCTACAAGTGGGATGCGTGGCTGCATAAGCTGAAGGCTCAGAATGGCGGACCGATCAGCGATGGCGGTGTGTTCACATACCACAAGTGCCTGAAGGCTCTGCTGAATCGTGCCAAGGAGTTCGGGCGCATCGATGAGAATCCATACGACCGTCTGCGTGGCAAGATCAAACGCGGCGATAAAGAAAACGTGGAATATCTGACCGAAGATGAAATGCAGCGTTTCCTGGAGCTGAAGCTGCCAGCAGGCTCTAAGCTCGAAGTGGCTCACGATGTGTTCACGTTTCAGATGTTCACGGGGCTTGCCTTTAGCGACGCGATGGCCTTCGACATCAATCAGTATCGATACGACCGCCGCAGCCGTACCTACAGACATACGGGTGAGCGCATCAAGACGGGCGTGGCTTATGTATCGCAGTTGCTGCCTCCGGCGGTCGAGGTGCTGAAGAAGTACGACTTCAAGGTGCCACGGATTGATAATGCCGACTACAATCACTCGCTGAAGCTGCTTGGCGAGGCTGCGGGCATCCGCACGGCGCTTCACTCTCACCTGGCCCGCCACACGTTTGCCACCTATATGTTGCGTAATGGTGCTAAGATCGAGAACGTGAGCCGAATGCTCGGGCACACCAACATCACCCAGACGCAGCGATATGCGAAGGTGCTGGCGCAGAGCGTCCACGAGGATTTTGAACTGATAAGCAAAAAACTTAAAACAAAAAAATAACGCTTATGGGATTCTTTTATTTTATCTTTGCAGTTGCGGTTGTTTCGTTTGTGGTGATTATAATTATGTCGAGGAACGACCAACCGACGGCATTGCAGCATGAACTGGCAGAGCGAATGTACGGCAGTACTCAGCCTGAAAAGTCGGACGATGATCTGCTGAAGGATGCGGAACTAATGCGTCAGCAAATCGAGGCGATGATTCAGGCAGATGAAACGAACCGCCCTGAAGTGCATCAGCAGATACTTGACGGCGAGTACACAGGCCCGCTGCCTGAGCGCCGCAACGATGGCGGGTGGACTTCTATCTTCGACGATCTGCGCATTCTCTCGATTGCAGGCATCAACCATCGCCAGGGCATCGTCCGCTACAAGGGGCGCAACACGGTGGCGCTGGTTCCTGAACCGCAGAACGAGTTTGATGCAAATGCCATCAAGGTGTTGGCTGAGGACGGGCACCATCTGGGCTATATCCGTCGCGACCAGACCGAGATGGTGCGTGCGTGGGCTCGCGACGAGTTCCCCATGTACTGCACCTGCCGCATAGAGGAGCGCGAGGACGACGACGACGGCCACCGCTTCTACGTTGGATTTCTTTATATTAAACTTAAAAAATAAATTATCATGACACGTAAATCTTTTATTTTGCCGGCTGCGATAGCGCTGGCATGCTTAACGACGGGCTGCAACAAGTCGATGCCCGAAACCATCCCGACCAATGACACTATCAACGTGGATCGCCCCGAGTGGGACGACACAATCACCATCAGCATCGGCTTCGGCCCTGGGGCTCAAACTCGCGGCACGGCCGAGGATGCCAAGGTGACGGAAATATGGCTGCTTGACTATGTTGGCGACGAACTGAAGCAGACCATCCACCAGCTGAAGGATGATGCGGGCTTCGGCTCGGTGCAGTTGGGCGTAGAGTATGGCACCCACACCCTGCGCATCGTGGGCTCTTCGGGCACGGACGCTTCGCTCGATGATGGTGTGATAACATGGACCAAGCCCGGCGACACATTCTATGGTTCAGAATCAGTCACCATTGCGCCGCAGGGCAGCAAGAACATCACGCTCTCGCTCAGCCGTATCAGCACCCGTCTGCGTGTGGCGGTTAACGACGAGATACCTGCCGACTTCGCTCAGCTGTGCATCCAGGCCACGTGGTACTACGGCCTGAACATTGCCACGGGCGAGGCTACGGGGGCGCAATCGGCCGAGCGCTCCATCAGCATCCCTTCGTCGTATGCTGGCACCACGGGGCAGTTGTCGGCTGGGTTCTACTCGCTGTGTCCTGCCGATGGATATACCACCGACGTGACCATCACCGCCCGCAACAGCAGCAGCGAGGCCCTGCGCTCCATCTCGCTGAGCGATGTGCCACTTCAGCGCAACAGAGTGACCGCATACTCGGGAACTATGTTCGCGAATACGCGGTCGGTCAGTCTCGACTTCAGCACCGATTGGGCTGATGCGCTCGAGTGCACTTGGTAAGAGGCGAGTTTTCTTAGGTTTCCTCGGTCAATGCGCCCGTGCCTTGGAAGGCGAACGAGCCATTGCTGATGTTTCCTCGGGTGTTGGTGATCTTGCAAGTCTTCACGATGGCTGTGCCGGTGAGACCCTTCTCAGCGCCACGCCCGAGGATTCTGATTGTCACCGTGGTGCCCACTTGCAGCAGTCGTCCCAGGTCGCTTGCCGCTGGCAGCAGCCAACTCTGGCTGATGGCCCAGCTCTTGCGGCCTGCTATGAATGCGGCCCACGCTCCTGTGTCGGGGCTGCTTATCTCTATCAGACCGCCGTCGGTCTGAACCTCGTCCGAACGGGTGCCGGCCACCAGGCTGCCGTTCACATATATCAACACGTTGTTTCCGTTTGTTGCCATAGTCGTATTTGTTTATGTTGTAGATGTTCTGTGCATTGTTATCTCGTAGTCATCGTTCCAGGGGTCGAAGCTCACGGCGATGATGCGCCATGTGCCTGTGGCTGCGGTCGATGTAACCTTCTTCAGATAGGCCAGCGCCATGTCTGTGGCGGTGGCTTGTTTCACTTGTCGCTTGTGGCGCAGTTGGCTTCTGAATAGATATGCGTAGGTGTCGCGGGCCACGTATCCACCTCCAAGTCGGCGACTGTTTCCGCAAGCGGTGTGCATCAGCATGTCGATGGTGGCATCGGTGTATGATGGTGTCTCGCTCTTCACTACCTTCTTGGTGTCTACTGGTACCTCGTACTTTCGCAGCGGATCGGCGAAGGTTTCGAGCGTGATGCCGTAGATGATGCCGCCAACCGATGCACCGCTGCCTGCTGGTGGGAATATCTTGATGGTCACGTTTCGGCTGTTTGATGCTACATCGTAGGTGGTGCAGTTGCCGTTCTCGTCGAATGTCAGCGGCAGGAATGCGGGCGAGCTTACCCAGTCGTGGTTCTGGTCGTAGTACTTACCACCGCTTATCACCTGCATGCGTAGTGTTACGGCGCTCTGTCCGCTTTCGTGGCCGAATGTGCTCTCAAACTTAGCTCCGCTGATGTTGATGGGCACGTCGCTGAAGTTGTAGCGGAATAGCTCCACATCGTTGCTCTGTCCGGCTGCGATTGACACGCGCATTTCCACGCCTTCCTGAGTGCCGTCGCCTACCACTCTCACATGGTTGGTATTGCTGAGCGTGCCGCCCTGGGTGGTGAAGAACTGCGAGTAGAACTCGTTAGTCTGCGGATTCAGTATGGCTCCGTTGTATTCGTATAGCGGAATTTGTACGCGCATCACGTACTTGCTTCGGCTCAGGTCCATCGGCACGTTCTCGCGATAGTCGCCGTAGTCGTATGTCAGCTTCTCCAATGGCAGCACCAATCCCTCGCGGTTGTTCTGTCCCGATGGTGTGAACACGCTCTCGAATGCCAGCGTGGTGGCACCTGTAGGTATGCCTTCGGCATCCATCGTGTCTTCTTGCAGGTCGCCCACGTCCATCTTTACGTATTGTCCCGTATAGTCTACCTTCTGGAACACCAGTGTCTTGCCGCACTCGTGGGCTATCAGTCCGTAAAGATGGCAGAACCCTTCGAGAAAGTCTTGGTAGGTGATAGGGTTGTAAGGACTTGGGTCGGTGCCGTCGGTGCGCAGTCCGTAGTCGTAGTCGTTGTTCCACGGGCACACCGTTCTATTGTTTACCATCAGTTGCAGCGGGGTGTTCACGTCTTCAAAGTTCAGCAGGTCGCGCGGCAGAATGATGTCGTCGTACAGACTCAGGCACTCGTCGAGGTATGCGCCTATCATGTGGTCGCTGTTGCCTGTGTCGTTTCCGAATTTCCATCCGTCCATCAGGGCCAGTGGGCTCATGATGGGCAGCTGGAGCACGCGGGGCGCGGCTTCGTAGTTATTCTCGAATGCCTGTGCCTGGATATATCCGTAGAATATCAGGTCGTCGCCGTAGTATATCTGCACCATCAGCTGCGTGTTGGTCTCTGGGTAGAGTCCGGCCAATGCGCCGAATGACTCCTCCAACACGCTGATGTAACCCGTCTTGGCTCGTAGCACGGTCAGCAGGCTCTCATCGTTATCCTCCTGTATGGTCACGGGCTGAGCCGCACCCTTCAGCGTGGTCACGTCGCTGCCTGTGTAGGTATTGTCGTAGATGTCTATGCGGCAGTCCTTACCGGACAGGCTCTTGAATGGTATGGTGTATTTCTTTGCCATCTCGTTATCTGAAGTTAGTGGTTACTATCTCGCCGCGACCTGTGCGTCGGCCGTTCGAGTTGATGATAAATCGCAGGTCCTCACCACGCACCACGGCCTCGAGCTGCAATCCTGCGAGTCCGCCTCCTGAGAGCTGACTGGCGATGTTTCCAACCTGGGCTCTGTTAAGCACAACCTCGCCAGCATTCAGTCCGTAGAGCTGCCCGCTCTGGTCTATGCCTCGCAGTTGGTCGCCGCTGTAGGTGTTACCCACCAGCGTACCGCTGAATGCCTTGACAATACCACCGCCTGCAAAACCAAACAACTTCACGGTGCTTAGCGTCTGAATGGCGCTAACTATGCCAAGGATGGTCTGCATCACGCTGAGCATTTCAGTCAATTCCTGTGGCACCTCGAATCCAAGCTGCTGAATGCCTCCGAAGATATTCTGCAAGCTGGTGTTCATGGCTGTGATGCCTTCCAGCATGGTTGTCTGGTTCTTCTCGTCCTTCTCGTCCTTGTCTCGTTTCTTTTTGTCAGGATCGGCCACGTATTCTTTCAGAACTCGTCCGAGGTCTGTCTGCTGCTTGCCGATGCCGAGCATATCTCGCAGACCTTGGTCGCCGATGCCTGCCGTCTTGCCGTTCGCCATTATCATCGACCATACCGATGGCATGGTGTCGACACCCATCTCGGCTGCGAGTAGTGCTTTGTTAGCATCGAAGCCGATTTTTTCGGCTGTGGTTTTGCCTGTGGTCTTCGGAGTCTTCGGTGTTTTGTGGAGCGATCTGCGCCACTTCATGATGGCGTTCTTGTCGTTCAGGTCGTCGAAGTGCTGACCGCCTATGACTGCGCCTGTGTTTGCATCAGTCACCTCTACATATCCGCCTGGGGCTGTTACCGATTGGTAGTCTGATGTGTAACCTCTTGTGCCACTCCATTTTCCTTCATCGGTTCCCTTCATGTTATTGAACATCATTGCAATGAGTCTATCCTTGAAGGTGCTACCATCCGAGTCTACGGCCAATATATTCTGGATGCTGCGAATTGATTTAGCAAGTGGGCCGGCAATGTAGTTACCGAACTCCATCGCGCCGATAGTGAGCGAGTTCCATACGTTCGACCACTCTTCGGCTATTGGAGCGGCTTGACGGCCAAACTCCTCCATCTCGTCGTTCACCTTGGCAGCTGCACGGGCTGCGCGGTCGGCTGCGGTCTCAACGTAGTCGCCAGCTTTCTCCATCTCCTCGCGTATGATGTCGGCCACGGCCTTCGTCATGTCGGCACCATCGCTCATGCGCTTGGTCAGTTCGGCTGCTGATATTCCGAGGTTGTCGAGAATCTGTTTTGATTGGCGACCGAGGCCATTTACGATAGATGTCACGAGATAGTCGATGCTCTCTCCCGTGTCTTTGGCCTTCTGTTGCGCAAATGCCAGATAGGTCGCAAGGTCTTCGAGTGGCAGTTTAAAGTTCTCGAATTTGATGGCTTGCTTCATCAGCTCGATTTCTGAGACCGTGCCGTGGGTGGCTTCCTTCAGGTTGTCGAGCAGTCCTGGTTGGTTCAGTCTCTCAAAGGCTATGCGGATGCCTTCGCCTTGGCGTGCCAGTTGTATGCTCTGCTGGATGGTGTCGGCCATTGCAGATCCAATCTTCTGAATGCCAGATGCCAACAGATTACCACCTGCAACCTGAAGCATGCCTGTGAATCCGCCTTCGCCAAACAATCCGCCGCCACTTTTCTGCTTTACATCTTCGACTGCGTTGCCGAGTCCGTAAAGTTCTTGTTTTGTGTCCTTGATGCGCTGCTGGAGCTGCTCCAGGCTCTGCGCCATCGCCTTACCAAAGTCGCTCTGCTGCTGTTCTTTGCTCAGATTATTGTATGCCTTTGCTGCATCGTTGAACGAGCCAACGAGGTCTTTCAGTTTATCCTTGGTATTGTTGGCTCCGCTCTCGATGGTGCCGAGTGCGCGGGCTGCATCGATAGCCTTCTGGTTGAACCCGGTGAAGCCTTTGCCTCCGAGTTCAGCCTGATGCGCTACTTCCTTCAGTCCCTTAGCCGCGTCTCGCAGTTTAGAGTCAAATTGAGTGGTTTCGAGCTTAAATCTGGTTATAACATCTGCTGCCATATCTGTCGTTTATTTAAATTCGTCGTTTATTACCTTGTCGATGATTTCCTGCAGTTTGCCTGCTGCCTGCTCCATCTGCTTGTGTGAGGCGTTGCCGAACCAATGGCGGCCTGTGATGGCTCCGCGATTACCCGTGTTGGGGTGCTTGTTCCACTTGTCAACCTTGCGGTTTTCGTTCTCTGTAAATCTGATGGTACGTGGATTGGTCTTCGTCATTCCATCGTTCAGGAATCGCAAAATGAAGCCGCGATCCACGCCTTCGTAACTCATCACGTCGCGAGTGCGGGTGCTTCTTGTGCGTCGATTGCCACCGCGTTTGCTGACGTTTAGTGTACGCTCGGGCTCGTAGTTGGTACGACTACCGGCGCGGCGCGATTGTAGGATGTTGACCTGACCACCAAAGATTCGCTTATACACGGCATAGCGCACGGCCTTGTAAGCGTGTCGCGGGTCACTCTTCATGTCGAGGCCGTCGGCTGCATCCTTTCGGAGTTCGGCACGGGCTGCGCCTAAGATTTTACGGATTGCCTCGCGCAGACGTTTTTCAAAGTCTGTGCCCTGAGTCTTCATCTGTTCGAGCTTGCGGTTCAGCTCGTCGATGCCTTCGATGGTGATTGCTCCGTTTTTCTCTACTATTGCCATACACGAAAAAGCCCGATTAGTGGGGTTACTAATCGGGCAGTTCGCGGGTGGGGGTTTACCTTATCCTTCCAAGTCACCGTTGTCGGGGGTGTTGCCGCTGTCGGTGGTGGTGCCGCCGTTGTCGGCTTCTGGCTCGGTGTCGCCCTTGTCCTTGTCGGTGGCCCAGCCGAGAGTGGCGCTGCCTATGGCCTCGCGTATCTCCTGCGATGGGCGGTAGTTGGTGTGGGGTGTCAGGTCGGAGAGCGAGAGGTCGTCTTCCTTCTCAACCCACTTGCCGCTGACTGAGGGGTAGAGCTTGCCCAGCACGCCGAGGTCGATGATCTTGCCGTTTTTCAGCTGTCGGGCTGCTGCCTGGAGCATCAGCTTCGAGGCTGCCTCAATCTCGATGGGCGAGAGGGTGGTGTTCAGTCCGGCCATCTCGCAGATGTCGCTGAACTCCTCGGTGCCGTTGGTTACTACTCGGGCCACAAAGCCCGCCTTCTTGGTCTGTGGATGCTTGAAAGCAATCTTTTTTACCTTTAGAGCTAATTTACTCATTTTGCTAATATATTTTTTTAAGTATTAATAAATGCGGCCGAAATATTCAACCGCTTGAATTTCTGAACTGAACCGATTGAATCGGAAAAGTCAACCGCTTGAATGGCGAAAATCGACCGCAGCGAGTCGTCGCGACTGGCTGCGGGCTTGCAATGGTGCACTTAAAAATCAAAGTTAAGTATCTTAATATCCGCGCACATCGCGGTGCGGGGTTTACCGTCACTTCGTGCCGGTGAGCCTGCTCACGTTCGGCCATCGATGCGAGCATCATGGCTCTCACTTACTCGCAGCCTTACCTTTTGATGGCTGCAAGTAGCGACTCGCGGATGACGTAGGGGAACTGCTGGGCGATGTGGGCCACCACCTTCAGCTCGTCGTCGCTCAGCTCCACGGTGCGGTCGGCTCCGGCCGTGAGCACGCCGTTCTGGTCGCGTCCGCCGTTGTAGATTTTGCGGCCCAGCTCGCAGTCTTGAATCGACTGCCCCTGCATGTAGATGAGGTTGGCCACTTCGTCTTGGATGTTCACTTGCTGCTTTGCGCCGTCGATACCTTGTATCTCGAGCTGCGATAGATTTACTTTCTTCATAGGTCTCTTGATTTATTAAACATTAATTTTTCTCTGCGAGTGGATAGACACCTGCAATCGCCAAAAGACTGAGGGCGATATAGACCACGAATCGGTAGTCGTCGGGTGTCACGCTGATGAGATAGGGCGATGCGAATCCTGCGGCGATGAATGCGCACACGGCCCACGCGATGCGCCACCAACGGGGGCGGGCGATGAAATACAGCAGCGCATAGGCTGCCAGAATCAGAATTGAGATGATAAATAGTGCTGTCATATCTTATATGGGTTTTAACGTTGATACCATCCTTGGTTCGAGTTCTTATGTGCGTAGATGTCGCCACCGAAGAGTGTGGCTCCTGCGCGGGCCATATCCATCGACCAGTCTGAGTTGATGTTCGACGAGTTCCAATCGCTTGCAGGGCTGATGCTGCCAAAGATGTTCTGGAAATACATATACACCGTGGCGGTGGCTCCGTTGGCGATGGTGACTGAGCTGACGGCCGACTTCTGCGCATTGAATAGTGTGGTGGGTGTGAGGCTCGGCGTGTTGCCGTTCAGGTCGAGCGTAAAGTCTTGGCGGTAGATGGTCTTCGATGCACCGCTCTTGTTGGTCAGGTTCATCGAGATGTAGAGGTCGCCATTGGTGCCCAGGCTCCATTTGGCCGTGCCGTTGTCGGTGGCATCCCATGCGGTCTTGAACACGCCGTCGAGTGCGTAGCTGAAGCTCACGTTCTTAAACATCTCTTCGGTGTCGTTGCCATCAAGTCCGCCGCCACTTGCGGCAGCATCGTCTATCACGTTCAGCGTCATCTGCGTGGGGTTGTAGTCGCCCTGCTTGGGCAGTGGCAGCAGCTCGTATTGGCCGTCCTTATAGCGATACATGGCCACGTAGACATCGAGCGAGAACGAGCCCGTGCCTCCTGGGAATGGTATGGCGATAGTGTTGCCTGCAATCTCGCCGTCTATCAGTATCTTGTCGTCGCAGTCGAAGAGGTGATTGCTCAGGTAGTGGGCTGGGTCGTCGATATAGAGCACCAGCGTCCAATCGTTTAGGTCGATCCCTCCGGCCACGAAGTCGGTGGCTTGCAGATTAGAGTCGCCGCTGTCGGTATCGTTGGCAGGATCGAGGTCGAAGTAGATGACAAGCGAGCGCGATGAGCTGCCTCGCATAAACGTCCACCCGCCCTTGGGGTAGACGCATTGGATGGGTGGCACGGCGTATTTGTTGTAGCCAGGACTGGTGAGCGGTGCACGCTCGCAGCGGAAGTCGGCCTGTCGGCACATATCGCTGGCCGTTGGCTGGTCGTACTCCCAATCGTTGCCTGCTGCATCCATGATAAGTGCACCACTGATGGCCGAGCCTGTCACCACATCGGGTATGATGATGCCGTGGGCCACGCTGCGGCGCTGCGCCTCGGTTATCGGCTCCACCGTCGGGTGCTTCACGGGTTTGTAGCGGGCAAACTTGTTGATGGTGCCGTTGGCTATCAGCTCAGCCAGATGCAGCGAGTTGTATTCCACGATGGTTCGCAGATCGGCCAGCGTATAGTCGCCCTGTATGTATTGTCCATTCACTATGCCCATAAGCCTATCTGCGTTTTAGCATTTCTATCTGCGCCTTCAGATTTCGAACTTCGCGGGCCAAGGCGATGACTGACACGAGACTGATTTCGCCGTAGTTCATACTCAGCGTACCGTCGGCAGCCTCGCACACGGCTTCTGGCATAGCCTTCTGCCAATATTGAGCGATAGAGCCCACGCGACGGCGCTGCTCCTTGTCGTCCTTCATAGTGTAGATGGCGATAGGTGCATCGGCAATGGCTGAGAGTGCTGGAGCCCATGCGTATGATTCCACATCCTTATTTCTGATGTCCGACTGCTCGGTGATTGAGCCAGTGGCGTAGATGGTGCCCACTACGTGCAGCTTGTATTGTGGCGACTCGGTGCCGATGCCCACGTTGCCACGCATAAGGAACGAGTTGGTGCCATTGGTTCCTATGAGCCATGCCGATGACGAGTCGTACAAGCCGCGCTTGTTGTTGTCTTGTGCTGCCCAGTGCAGGCTGATGCGGTTTGAGGTACTACTGCCTACGTGTACGGCTGCCTGATTGTTTACTACTATCAGGCTGTTGTTGGTGTATATCTGCCCGTCTACTTGCAGGCGGTAGGTGGGGCTCGATGTGCCAACGCCGAGGCGATAGTTGGTGGTGTCGAAGTATAGGAACCCTCCGATGTTCTTTCCTGTGGCTGCGAACGATATATCGCCCACGCTCGACATGTCGCCGCTGATAGAGTCGGGCACACCGCCGCTTGTCCAGAATGTCTGCCCCCAGGCCGTCTTGCTCACTGTGGTCAGCTTCAGGGCGCTCTTGGCGTTGCCGTCGGCATCGAAGTAGCCGAAGAGGGTGTCGGTGTAACCCTTCAGCACACTACCTTGCTTGGCCGATAGCGACTTGTCGGTGTCGGTGCTGGTCAGATTGTCCACCACCGGTCGCCATGTGTCTGTATCGGTCAGGCTGTAACTTGTGCCCGCTATCGTTACCGTCAGCGTCGATCCTGATTTCGATGCGCTCACCACATCGTTGGTGAAGTCTGAGAGTTTGGTGGGTCTGCCTGAAACATCAGTCCATGATACACCAGTGATGTAACCCACATCGTTGGTAAAGTCTGAGAGTTTGGTTGGTCTTCCTGACACTCCAGTCCAGGGCACGCTGCTGGCGCTGCTTGCTGAGTCGGCGGTGGCGGCGTGGCCGGCTTCGGCGGCATACTGCACGCTGCTACCCGAGCCGCTGATGACTGCACCGCTCTGACGGAGCGACGAGGGGAACATCTGATTGAACACCTGGCGGGCGATGCGCTGAATTATCTGTTCGGTGATTTGCATATCTCTGAATCGTATTAATACAAAAATCCCCGCCATCATGGGCGGGGGTTTACTCGCAGCCTTTCCTTGGCATTTTCTTGTCGAATCAGTTCTTGCAACTCGTCGATGTCGGCTTGCGATGTGTGAGGCGGGTCGGGTACGGTTCGCTCCCATGGGAACGGCAGCAGGTCTATCGGAGTGTAGATGCCGGCCTTCTTCAAGTTGTCGCCTCCGCACTGTGCAGCCATCAGGTTGTAGGTCTGCCAGCGCGTCATACTCCAAGCATCGCGGTGGCGGCGATTGTAGCCGTCGATGGTTTGCTGAATCTGCCATAAGCGCATATCGTAGAGCGCCGTGGTGTGCGGGATTCCTATCTCGCCCACGAGTATGCCGTAGAGCTCGTGGGCGCTAATCAGTTTTTTTCTTTATCCTTTGGCTCTTCGTCGGCTTCGGGTTTTTCGTCGTCAGGCTTGTTGAGTACTTGCGGCAGGTGCAGCCACTCGGTCATGGCAGCGATAACAGCCTTCGAGAGTGCTTCGATTTCGGGGCCTGTGGCTTCCTTCATCAGTCGCTCTACGGTTATCTGTGTATCAGGGTTTGCGGTTATGATAGCGGCCATGTAGAGGGCTACGCTGTTGCGCTGACTAACCATGTCGGAAATATTGAACGGGCGCTCGGCTATTTCCTCGTAGGCCACTTCTACTGCCAGATTGAACTCGATGGCTATCTGTTCGCCCAGAATGGTGATTTCTTCTTTCTTCATAATTCTTCGGGGTGTTTTGATTAAAAGACCGCGCAGAATTAACGGCGCGGCCTTATTAGATTAGTATTATGAGCCAACGGTGTACATGCCGTAGCCGTTGAGCGTAGCGGTGTAGTCTGCATTCTGTTTGTTCTGTCCATTGTTTGTCAACGATGCCACGATCACGCTGCCGCTGATGAGCACCGTGCCAGCTGTGCGGTTGTTGGCTCCGCTGGTGTTGGCAATCTTGAACTTAACGGGCAGCGATGCCTCGTAGATTTCTTCGAGGTCGGCCAGTGTCTTGCCTGACACCACGCTGGTGATGGTCTCGCCACTGCGCACAAGTGCGGTGGTAGAGATGTCGAAGTTCAGTGCAGTAGGCTCCTGAATCTCCCAGTCGCCTTCGGTGTCTTTGGTCGATGCATTCTCGAGCGTCATCGACACGTGCAGACTCATCTGCTTGGCTCCGGCTATCACGGCTGCGGGTGCAGCGGTGTTGTCAGAGCTCAGGAACAGACGGGTGAACTGACCCTTCGAGTAGTTGCCTGCGGCTATCACCTCGGTGGTGAAGGTATCGCTGGTAACCTTTGCCAACTCGCCCGAGCCCGTGAACTGGAGGCTCTTGGCCGAGTTCTCGCGGTCGTTAAAGTTCAGTGTAAGATCAGAGAGGAAGGCGGTGCCCTTGCGAGCGAATGCAGCCTTCTGCGCTGTCTGGTTGTCGGCGGTCGAAACCTCGTCCCAGATCAGTGTGAATGGTGTGAGGCTCTTGATGGCCGTCAGCATGGCAGCAGCATCTACCACGTTGAGAGTTTCTACCGACACCTGCCAGCTCTTCGAGTTGATGGTAGGTTTGGCAGCCATCCCCACGTCGTCCTTGGTGCCGCTGTCGTCGGCATTGGTGTTCAGATTCACCGTGCAGCCGGTAGCCATGCCAAACACCTTAAACTTGGTTACAGTTGTCTCTTCAACGGTCTCTGTAACCAATGTGCCGATGCGAAAGTTCTGTCCTTTTAGTGTCATAATTCTTATCGTTTTTATTGATTAATTACTACTTGATGATGTCAACCTGGAGAACGTATTCGCCAGATTCGCGGTTGCGAGCCACTATGCCTGCGGCCACGCGAACGTCGGCAGGTAGCTGTTGCACCATCTCGTCCAGCTTTTCGCGTGTCTTGGCTCGTAGGGTTGTGGTGCCGTTCTTCAGCAACTCCTCCACATAGGCGGGCTGCTGCTTTTTCTCGGTGTCGTTAATCTTGCTCATCGTCGTTTTCTGCTTTAATAGTGCATTGATAGGTAAGATGCTGATAGTAGCATGGTTTCATCCAGTCCCACTGAAGTTGCGATGCGCTGAGCGAATCGAGCTGCGGGGTCTCTTTGCCTCGCTGATACATATCCACGATGTATCGCTCAACGGCGCGTCGTACTTTCTTTAGCAATCGCTGAACCTGGCGAGGCTCTCTTCCAGCTATCTCTACCGATACTTGTACCTTGTCTTCACAGCCCTCCCACACGGTGTCCTTAGTGGTAAGGTTATTTTGCAGGCCGTCGTCCATCACCAACAGGTATGGAACGGGGGTATTGTCGGGCTCGTCGGGGCTCACCTCAAAGCAGGTGCTCTCCACTCGGCCGCCTATGGCCTCCATCAGTGCGCTGTCGGCTTGGATAGCGTCGAAGATTATCTCATCTGGTTGTTTCATATTGCTTGTGGGTTTTGTTTGTTCTGAAAAAGAACCGGCTGCCGAACCTTTTGAGCCGACAGCCGGCCTTCACCATGAGAACTATGTCGAAAGAAGGAAAACCAGCATAGTTTAGTCGCCAATCACGTTAGAGCTGACAGGCTCGATGAGCTTGATGAGCTTGAAGGCCTGTGGTGTGCCGTTGCCACCGTTCACTTTGCCAGAGAGCTCAACGAGTGAGTAGTCAACTGACATGCCCAAGCCAATCACATTACGATCAAAGTTTTCTTGACTTGTTCCGTCAACATTGAAAGCAATGCCATCAGCATAGACCTGCTCGTTCAGGTAGCCGAAGTGACCGATACCGATGTAACGGTAGGTAGCGTCCTTGGTGGCCACGCCGTTGCTGGCAATAGCGTAGTCGATGTAAGGAGATACCTTGTAGCGGTAGCCTACGCACTGACCGTCCTGGATGACGGTGCGCTCGCCCACGCTGTTAGGAATCAGCTTGGTGAACTTCAGGTCAACCTCAGTGGTCTTGTCCATGATGATTTCTGGGTCGCCCTCGAAACCGAGGTCGTACATCTTGGCAATCTCCTTGGCGAGGTTCTTACCGATGTTGTCGTCGAGCGTCAGCTCAACAACCTCCACCTGTGCGAACGGGCTCTGGAGCTTGTCGTACTCACCGTGGGCATAGACGTGCAGGGCACGGAACATAGCCCAACCCTTCTGGAACTTGTAGGTCAAGAAGGCGATGATGTCGAATGCGGCCTGAGCGACAGCACGACGGCTGACTGGAACCGATGCGGCAACACGCTGTGGAGCGGTCTTGATGTTGGCGAAGTCGAGAGACTGCTCAGCCACCTTCGATACCTCACCCTCGACGGTGAACTTCACGTCGTTGATGCTGTAGGGGATGACCTGAGTCCCAGTCACACCAGTCAACATCTTCAGGTCGTCGGGCAGTTCAATGCCTGCAACCTTGGTGTCGATGATAGGCTGAATCTCGACGGGAATCAAACCACCAGCTTCGAGGTTGGCGTAGTTGTTCTGGTCGCCGCCGCTGGTGATAGCGTTGGCGAGGATGGTGGTGGCGTTGGCTGCACGCTTGTTGGTGTAGCAGTCGTTGATCATCTCGCGCAGCTTGGCACCTACGTCCTCACGCTCGCGGATGTTCTCCAGCTCCTTGCCGCTTGCCATAGCCTTTGCACGGGCTGACAGACCTGCTGACTCACGAACCAGTGCATCGTACTCCATATCCTGGGCACGCTGCTCAGCCATCAGCTTCTCACGCTCTTCCTTCTGCTCATCAGAAGTCATGGTGCGAATTTGAGCCTCACGCACGTTGGTCTTCTCGTCCATCTCATCCATCTTGGCCATGATTTCGGCCTGACGCTTCTGGATGTCTGATTTTGTCATTTTTGCCATGATCAAAAACTTTTATTGGTTAATAACTAAGTGATTCGAGTATATCGTCGTTCAGCATGCGGGCCTTGGCACGCATCATCATCGCACGGCTTTCGCGGAATCGCTGCGCCTGTTCTTCCAGTTCGCGCTCTTCCTCTTCGGCTTTCTTCTTGGCTTCTTCCTCTTCCTTGGCTTTCGCCTCGGCAGCGGCCTTTTCCTCAGCCTCCTTCTTCTCACGGGCTGCTTTCTCCTCGTCGGTCTCACCGCCACAAGCGCGAAGGTGCTTATCAAGGAACTCGTCAACCTCGCGGGCCTCGATGGTGGTCTGCTCGTAGGCAGGGTGTCCGGCAATGGTCACATCGTACAGTCCTGTGACCTTCTTCACGTGGCGCAGCCATACCTCTTTGCCGTCGGCTGTCTGCTCTGCTGTGCGCTCGTAGCTCACGCCGTTCTCGTTGTCCTCCTCGTCGGCGGTGAAGGCGAACGACATACCCGTGATGTCGCCACGCTCGATGGCACTCAGCAGTTCGTCGGCTGTTGCAGTCTCGGCCAGTGTGCAGCGGATTTTCAGACCGCGCTGGTCGATTTCAAGAGAGAGCGTGCCTTTGCCCTGACGCCAACGACCCAGTATCATCTGGTTGTTGTGGAAGGCGGTCAGCACTACGTCTGAGCGATTGAGCAAGTCTGCCGTAAGACAGCCAGGCTCCATGATTTCGTAAACCTCGCGGGTGGATGACCACGGAGTGAGGTTCACAGAGCGAACACCGAACAGCATGGCATAGCCTTCTACGGTGCGGCTCTTCTCACCTTCGGCAGCCTCGCGAACGTGCAGCTCGCTGACCTGAAGGTCGATCTGTCTTTTGAGTTTCTTATCCATATCTTTTTCTGTAAAAAATTGGTTCTACTTAACAGCCGAAACCGCGTTGTGGGTTTACTGCGTGACGGACGCGCCGCTCGCGCTTCTTCTGCTGCTGATGAATCTCTCTTTCGAGGGCTTCGATTTCCTCTTTTGTCGGGTTTGGTGTCATATTCATTGTCTTTTGCCGTTTTTAATTTGGCTTTTGCCATTTTCAAAATGGCTTTTGCCGATTTATTTTTGGCACGTGCCAGTTTTCGGTCGTCACGTGGCAGATTTTATTTGCCACGTCGCAGTTTCGAGATTGTCACGTGACGATGTTTTCCTCACTTCTCGCCATCGCCCTCCTTGGCGGGTTCTGCCACGGTGTAATTTCCCGGCTTCAGCGTGGTCGCTGCCTCGCTCTTCGCAATCAGCGCGTCGAGCGTCATGAGGTTGGCACTTGCCATTGGCGTGTCGCCATTCTCCACGGCTGGCATGTCGTGCTCCTGGCGTATCTCGTTCGGGGTCTTCGTGCCGTTCTGCAACAGCAACTGATCCACCTTCGCCTGCCTTTCGGGGTCCATCGCCAGCAGCGGCTTCTCGCAGATGTGGATGCGGCGAACACCGTAGTCCTTGAAGCCTATCAGCTTGCGGGCAATCTCTTTCTCATTGCCCGTCTTCTGCGGCAGGATGGTTCGCGTGTGGAACTCCATCGTGGCGTTCTGATAGTCGTTGTAGTGCGAGTTGGTGTCGAGCATCAGCAAGGGTCGCGGCACACCGAAGAATCGGCTCACGTCGTCGTTGGTGGCTCCCATCTGCTCGAACATCTGCATCTCGACCGCCGACATTGATATGTTCTGTACCTTATCGAGTCCACGGATGGCGAGGATGTCGTGACCTGAGTACATCTTCTTCTGAAGTTCCTCGGCGTAGGAGTCCATCGTTTCCTTGTTGAACATGCCAAAGGCCAAAGTACCCTGGCCGCTGGCGGGCTTCTCCTCACCGATGATGAGCTTCACGCGGCCACCCTTTGCAGCCGTTTCCAGTGCTTGTTGTCGAAGGGTGCGGTTCAGACTCAGCGTCTCGATGGCGTACTGGAGCGTCGGGATGCCCCATATGCCGTTCTGGTAGCGGAAGGTGTTGGCAAAGTGCAGCACGTCCTCGTGGGGAACATTTGTCAGCGTCTCGTAACCGTGGTCGGTCAAATACACGATACTCGCATACGTGCCGGTCTCGACATTGTAACCACCAGTCCTTACCAGCCACAACCGCGCAGGGAATCCGAACTCGTCGCGTTCTACATACACGAAAGCGTTGCCGTAGAACAGGCGGTTAATCTCCACCAGCCGCCACATGTCGGCAGCACTCATGATGGGGTTCGGCTCCTCCTGCAACAGATAGTTGATGCGCCTGCCCAGGCCGCGCATGTCGGTTGTAAAGTTGCCACCCTCAAAGTCGCGTTTCTGATATTGCACGGGCATGACGCTCATGGTGTCAGCTCGCAAGTTGACGGCACGGTACACTGCACCCACCACCAACGCCTGTTCGGGGCCACGGACATAGGCGATGCGCTCCTGGTAGTCGCCGCCCGTCACCTTCGGCTGATTGCTCGCCGCATTCGGGTCGGTCGTCACGGGAACACCTGGAGTCGGTGCCGCCTCGCGTGTCTGCCTGAATCGGAATAAATTTGCAAAAATATTATCCATATCTATTTGCCTTTTCTATTCGTGCGTTTCGTTGTTTTGGGTTTACTCGGCTTTCTCTCGTCCGGCTTTTTAACGCCCAATATTTCCTCTTTCTCCGGCGTGCGCTCGTTGAACCTGAAGAAATGATTGACAGCATTCTGCTCTTTCTCGATGATACGCTCATCGTGAATGGCTGGCCAACTACGGCTCACCTTCTGCGCAAACTCCTCGGCGGTCTTCGTGAAGTGGTGGTCTATCCAAGCCACCTCGCGGCTACCCGTGCCCACGCTGCACTGCGGAGCCTTGCCGCCGTCAGGATTCACCACCTCCAAGGCTGGACGGTGTGGCATGTGTGGGTCTCGGTCAAACGATAGCCCTTCAATGCCGCTGCGCACAAACGACTTTACGAACTGCGTCTCAGGCTTCAGGTCTTCAGCTGGCTGTGTGAATCGCTCTTGCACGGGGCGCGGGTCGTAGTGCACCAGTCCGTTGTCGGTCATCATGCGCCATGAGAAGGCCACCACGTCAGCCTCTGTCGTATTCAGCACGTCAGGCAGTGGCATTTCACTTTGCACAAACTCGTCGATGTCAATGAATCCCATCCAGGCGAACTCGCTGCCGTGCTCGCGGTAGCACTCGTCGTAAGCCTCGCACTGAGTATTGCCGTCGCGGTCGCGCCAGTCGATAATCACCACTTGCGGATCGTCGCCAATCACGTCACACGGATTCTCGTCGTTGCCGTGGCCGTTGTCGTAGATGAAGAACTTCTCCACGCCCAAGCCCTTGTGCCACTCTATCCACTCGCGCAGGTACTTGTTCTCGTTGCGCACGATGGCACAGACGGCCACGCGCTTGGCCTGTGAGTCAAACCATAAGTCCTGGCGCTGCATCAGCCACGCGGCCTGCGCCTTCTTGTCGTTGTTCTGCCACGATCCTGAGCCGTAGTGCTCCACAAACAGGCGGATGTCTACGTGTCGGCCTATAAGTCGCGGGCGCTTGGCCAGAATGTCGGCCAACAGCACAGCGCCGGTGTCGTACCAGTTATTGATGTTCTGTCTGCCACCTGGCAGCAGTCCATAGGTGCGCTCATGGTCGAAATATTTGGCACCCTCGCGCTGAAGCATCGGCACGTTCATCCAGCACAACATTGGCAGCATGCGCCCGATGCCATAGGGATTGTGCGGCTGGTGCTGCTGGCAATAGCCCACCACACTCTGAGTCTCGTCAAAGAACTCTTCTATCGGTCGCTTCAGCAAGATGTCGCTCTCCATCAGCACAAAGCCATCTGGTATCAGCTCCCACAGCTTCTGCACCGTCATCATGTGCTTGGCGCTTCCGAACTCGCAACCCTTGGCGCAGCCTATCGAGCGGTCGCGCTCAGGGTATCGCTCCAACTCTCGGTCGAAGTCGATGATCTGCCCCTTGGTGTTGTCTACTACCTCCACGCCTCGCATGGGTCGAGCAAACGGCTCGCGGTCGCTGTTGTCGAACACCACCACACGATAGCTTTCGCCGCCGTGCTTGCGCAGGCTCAATATCGCAGCCTCCGTCAGCTCCGGGGTGTTGAAATGAATGATTGCTACTGTCTTCTTCTTCATAGTTTTCTCTATTTAGTGATTATCTCTGTTGCAGTTATCTGGATAGTATCGGCTCGACGATCGGCATGCAAGCTCTGAATCTGATACGTCACGCCCTCGCACTCCAGGCGACTCTCGCGGGTCACTATGTTGTTCCATCGCATGCGAAACATCACCGTGTCCTGAGCGTCAAGTGCACCCTCGTTCAGTGCCTTCTGTCCTTTCTTCCACGTCAGGTCGGCATGCACGCATGCCACTTGCTCGTAGCTTGTCTTCTCGCCGAACTTCTTATCTGTGGCCGCCTTCTTGTTCAGTATGGCCACCATGTAATTGAGTATGTCTGTCGAATATCCCATAATCTATCCGTTTTCTCATCGCGGCGATTATGGCGTGGGGTTTACCGATTGGCACAAAAAAAAAGCGGGAACGACTCTCTGGTGAGTCGCTCCCGCGTGTGGGGGTGTTTTTAGATTTAGTTGATTTCTTCAGCCTCGCAGAACTCAATCTCTGGTGGCAGTGGCACGGCTTCTGGTATTATTATCTCCCTGTCGCGTGGGAATGCTTTGCGCAGGTCGGCCTCGATGGTAGCGGTTGATAGTTGGATATATTTCTGCGTGGTGGTGATACGAGCGTGGCCTACTACCTTTTGGATGACATACACGTTAACGCCGAAGTCGGCCAACCCCGTGATGCACGAGCGGCGGGCAGTGTGCACGGTGATGCGCTGCGATCCTCCGATATGGCATATC